CGTTAACGTTATAGTTAAGTTTAATGAGCATTTCTATGTCGATCCTACAGGAGTTTAATAATGGCAATAAATAGAGCGCAATTAGCGAAAGAATTAGAGCCAGGTCTTAATGCTTTGTTCGGTATGGAATATGCTAGATACGAAGCAGAACATACAGAAATCTACGAAACAGAGAGTTCTGATAGAGCGTTTGAAGAAGAAACTTTAATCGTTGGGTTCGGTAATGCTGAAGTAAAAGCTGAAGGTAGCGGAGTCAGATTTGACAATGCTAACGAAGGTTACACTTCTCGTTATACCCACGAAACAGTTGCTTTAGCTTTCGCGCTAACAGAAGAAGCTGTCGAAGATAATCTTTATGATCGTCTTGGTGCAAGATACACAAAAGCATTAGCTAGATCTATGGCTAATACTAAGCAAATCAAAGCTGCGTCTGTATTGAACAATGCGTTCTCTACAGCTGGTGGCGATGGTGTATCTTTAATCAATACTTCTCACCCTCTTGGGGGTGGCGGTACTTTAGCAAATAGAGCAACTACTATGGCGGACCTTAATGAAACTTCTCTTGAAGATGCATTAATTAATATCTCTACATTTACTGATGATAGAGGTCTTAATATTGCTTTAAGAGGAATGAAATTAATCGTACCACCTCAATTGCAATTCGTTGCTGACAGACTTCTCCAATCTCCAGGTAGAGTTGGAACTTCTGACAATGACATCAATGCAATTAGAAATACTGGTATGTTGCCTGATGGCTATGTTGTAAACCACTATCTAACAGATACAGATGCTTTCTTCTTGAAAACAGACTGTCCTGATGGATTTAAGTACTTCGAAAGATCTCCAATGCAAACTGCATTAGAAGGTGACTTCGATACTGGCAACATGCGATACAAGGCTAGAGAAAGATATTCATTCGGATATTCTAACTTCAGAGCTGTTTACGGTTCTCAAGGGGCTTAATGAACGATAGGTTGTAGCGTTTATAACTCATTTACAACCACCTAGGGGGCTTAACCGCCCCCTTTTTTTCCTCTAAATTTACATTCAGTATAAAAATATGTAGAATTTATGCATGAACATTCTTTGTGATGTCGTGTCTTTATCTCAAAACCCCTGTACGGGTGTTTGCACTACTACGTATGGCTTAGCAGAGCAATGTGCAGGATGCGGTAGAACTTTAGAGCAGATAAGAGATTGGAATAGTTATTCCGATTTAGAGAAAAAGCTGATTAATGTTGATTTAGCAGCTAATTATGGGATACGGCAAAAAAAGGAGTTCAATAACATGTCAACAGATAAAAAAATTCAAGATATAAGCGGTAGGCTAATTACAACACAATCTTTAATTGAAATGATGGGAGCGGACATGCTGGATCACTTTGGCAAAGATCCAACCATCAAAGAGACCTACGAGGCCTTAGTTGAGGCACGTAATAAAATACTAAAAGCAAAAGAATCTCTTCCTATTGCTTTGGAACAAGCCTCATAGTAAACTGAAATTTGTTAATTAGCTTAATGAGGGCCGTTAACGGTTTCCATTAATACAAATATAAAGGAGTTCATAATGGCTAATCCACATTTTCAAAACTTAATATTAAACGCAGGTAATACTGTAGCAACCAAGCATAAGAAAGATGTTCCTATGTTTTTGGTAAATCCATCAAGTTCGTTATTTTATCAATATTCAAATGATTTTATGACTTACAATTCTGGTGATTTTACTATCACTACAACCGAAGCTGGAACAGGCTCTGCTACTGAGGCTTTGACCTCTGGAGCTGGAGGTCAGCTTTTACTTACTAACGCAGCAGGCGATAATGACTTAGACTTTTTACAATTGAAAGGTGAGTCATTCAAACTAAGCAGCAGCAAAAGAGCTTTCTTTGAAGCACGATTCAAAGTAAGTGATGCAACACAATCTGATGTTGTTATAGGTTTACAAATAACCGATACAACGCCTTTGGCTGTGTCTGACGGTGTTTATTTCTTAAAAGATGACGGTGACACTAACCTAGATTTTCATATTGAAAAAGATGGTACTGATACAACTACATCAGCAGTTACTACATTAGCTGATGATACATTTGTAACTGTTGGTTTCTTTATTGATCCAAACACATCACAAGTTTCTTATTTTATAGGTTCAGCTGAGCCAGTAGGTGTTGTTAATACCAACCTTCCTGATGATGAAGAACTTACAGTATCTTTTGGTATCCAAAATGGTGAAGCAGCAGCTAAAACTATGACGATTGATTACGTAAACGTAATTTGCGAAAGATAGGAGATAAACAATGGCAGGTAGAATCGTAGGTTCAGATGTAAAAACAGCTACAAGTACTAGCTCCGCGACAGGCGGAGCAGTATTACAAGCTAGCCGTTCAAGATTGAGGGGCTTTATAATCACAGGAGGATCTTCTGACGGTACCGTAACATTCAGAAACGGTTCTGTTACAGGTTCTACTATCTTTATTGCTCCTTGTAACGCAAACGATACTGAAACCATGAATATTCCAGATTCAGGTGTTTTGTTTGAAGACGGTATTCATGTCGTATTAAGCAATATAGATAGAGTAACTGTTTTTCATTCATAAGATTTTAATTTTATGGCCGAATACAAAGGCAAAAAAGTAACCCTTAACAGACCAAGGGCTATTCGAAAAGGTAGCCCTGGTTATGGTAAAAAGCGTAAAGAAGTTTTTGTAAAAGGCTGTAGTAGTGAAGGCTCTAGGGTCAAACGTATAACCTTTGGTGATGCCAAACTCGGCATGCACAAAAATAATAAAGCTAGAAAAAAATCATACTGTGCCAGAAGTAAAGGTATGGGTGGTACTACAGACAGATGTAGTGCTAATTATTGGGCTAGGAGAGATTGGGATTGTTAAATGGCTAAAAAAGTAAAAAGTAAAGGTAAGATTTGTCCTGAAGGTAAAGCTTGGGCAAAAAGAACTTTTGATGTTTACCCAAGCGCATATGCTAATCTTGCTGCATCAAAATATTGCAAAGACCCAAATTACGCAAAAAAGTCTAAAAGAACAAAAAAATCTAAAGGAGGCCCTGTCATTAGGGGTCAGGGTGCTGTCATGAAAGATAGGTTAAGGTAATGGGGCAGCTTCAATCGTGGCTAGATGAGGATTGGGTAAGAATTGGGGCTGACGGATCTATACTAGGATCATGTGGCAGCAAAAAAGAAGCAGAAGGTAAGCCCAAATGTTTGCCTCGCAAAAAAGCTGAAGGTATGTCTAAAGAGGAAAGAGCTAAATTAGTTGCACGTAAAAGAAAAAAAGATCCAAATCCAAATAGAAAAGGTAAACCTATTATGGTTTCCAATAAATTACGTAAGGGTGGTCCTGTAGCAAAAAAACGTCATATAACTATTAGAGGGCAGGGCGTTGTTATGAAAGATAGGTTAAGATAAAATAAAAAAATGGCAAAATTAAAAAACCCAGAAAAAGCTGACCTAAATAAAAATAAAGTTGTAGAACCTTATGAAAGAAAAAGAGGCTTAGCTATAGAAAAAGCTATAGAAGAAAGACAAAAGTTTAATGCTGGCAGAGCGGTAAAAAAGAAAAATGGAAAGATAGCCAGGGGTTGTGGTAAAGTGATGTCTAATAGACGTAAATTTACTACTATGAGTTAGGAGCAAATATGCCAACAAAGAAAAAAGAAAAAGTAGATTCAAAAATTCAAGCAAGGCTTAATGCAAAAGTAAGACCAGATGAGCCTGTTTCTGATAACCGTATTTACATAAATATGCCGAAGAAAAAAGCTCCTGCAAAGAAAAAAACAGTTAAAAAAGGTAAAAAATAATGGGTAAATATAAATCAAAAGGTAGTAAAAAGATGAAAAAGTCAAAAGGCGGAAGCATCTATAAAAAATCTAAAGGTGGAAGCATTTTAAAGAAGTCTAAGGGCGGATCTATGATGAAAAAATCCAAAGGCGGATCTATGATGAAGAAGTCTAAGGGTGGATCTATGATGAAGAAGTCTAAGGGTGGTTCAATTCTTAAAAAATCAAAAGGCGGATCAGTTATGGCTGGTAACGCAAACAGAAGAAGGTTTAATAATTCTTAATTAGTGCCATATTTATACAGTAACATACCCCATTTTAAATGCTGGGTAAGAAGGGAGTACACGCATAACCACGAAAAATATCATGGTGAGTTTATTCATGCCATGGCTATTGGTGTTACAACCATGCCTAATAGATGCTTGAGCTTTCATGTAATCTTTACTGGTGAAGAGTCTAACTGCGATGATTGGGAAGATGATAACGTACATGGCGGTGCCATGTGGGCTAGAATGCCAATTACAGCTTTAGTTGCAGATACTTTAGTAGATGATTTTGCAAAACCCATGTCAGTTCATGATGCTCAGCCTTGGGATTGTGCATCACATCATAATTCAGTATATGTAATGAACAGGGCAACACCCTGTCCCTGGCTTGCAAAGATAGACGGTAAGATCTTTCCAGCAAAGTATTATTTTACGGTTGATTACTCTGAAAGCGAAATAGCTGACGATCCAGCACAACACAAAAGTAGTCATGTTTTAGAGCTTCTAGACGCTGGTGAGTGGACAGGAAATATTGTAGCCTTACCAAACAATAGAGTAAGGGTCACACACCCCGCCTGGTTCGTTACAGGTGAAGGTGCGCCCGATTTCAAGCCATCTCAACATATACATTATAGTAAATCTGATTTAGACTATACCTTAGATGTAAATCGAGTTTTCGATAATTTATATAACGAGGATGAATAATGGCTGATTTAT